CGTTTGATCAAATATCAAAAGAACTAAAAGAAGTTCAAAGCACGTCAAAAAATAGCATTGCCAACCTTCGGGGTTACAGAAACGCTTGGCGTGATATTACGCAGCAAGTCGAGATTGGCAGTGCTGCATTTAAAGAAGCTACGGCTGAGGCGGCAAGGCTTGATAAGCAACTGCAAAAAGCGGAAGGCAGAAAAGCTCCAGGCCAAGGCGGAAGGCTTGCTGGATTAGCAAGAGGTGCTGGCGCGATTGCGGCTGGCGGTGTATTTGGCGGACCGGAGGGTGCGCTTGGCGGAGCAGCTGGTTTAGCCGTTGGCGGCCCTGCAGGTGCTGCTATTGGCGCAGCAATTGGCGCTCAAGTCGGTCAACTTAGACAGGCGCTAGGAGCAACTGCTGAGTATTCAGCCAATCTTGGCAAGCTGCGTATTGCATTGCAAGGCGTAACTACAGGCCAAAACCAATATTCAGATGCCCTTGTTTTCATACAAAAAACAACAAAAGATTTTGCGATTCCTCAAGATATAATTACGCGTCAATTTACAAAACTACAAGCATCTGTTCTGGGAGCGGGCGGAAGTATTGAGGACACAAAAGTTGCTTTTAATGGCATTGTTGCTGCCGTTAGGGCGACAGGTGGTTCCCTGCAGGATGTTGATTCTGCTTTGACTGCAACAGCGCAAGTCTTCTCCAAAGGCAAAGTTAGCGCAGAAGAATTAAGACAACAAATTGGTGAAAGGTTGCCTGGTGCTTTTACGTTATTTGCGGAATCAATAGGAAAGACCCCACAAGAGTTAGACAAGGCTCTTGAAGATGGGCAAGTTAGCTTGCAAGATTTTCAAACTTTTGCACAATCAATTTTTGAACGTTACGGAGAAACGGCGCAAATTATTGCTTCTGGTCCTAAATCTGCAGGGGATCAGCTGCAGGTAGAACTTGCAAAATTAAAAGAAAATCTTGGCACGCTTTTAGAGCCAATTGGTGCAGCATTTCAGGCAACATTTGCCAGCATTGTGACAGTAATTAATAATGCCATTCTTGCCCTAAACAATTTCCTAGGCATTGGGACATCAGGCGCTATTAACAAAGCGCAGAGAGAGCTTGACGCCGCGACAAAAGCGTTTGAACCGTTTTTAGGCGTTGACCGAGAAACGCTTACCAAGGGCCAAGGAGGAACTCAGCGTCGGTTTGACAGGTTAAGAAACCGTGTTGTGCTTGCCACAAAAAGGCTTGAAGAAGCACAAGCTGCAGGGAGGTTAGACATTGAGCGCCCTGAAGAAAGCGGCGGGTTGTCTGGCATTACCTCTGACGGCACGGACCCAGGGGGCTCACAAGCTAAAGTAAAAACAACAAGTCAAGAATTGCTTGAGCTTGCTTTAGAAAGAAACCGAGCATTTGCTGAAGGCAACAAGATAAGGATGGCGCAGCTTGATTTTGAAATTAAAATTCAAGAGGTAACTGAACGTTTTAATAATGGTGAAGTAGATTTTAACACGGCAAAAGTTATATCTTTAAAGGCCGAAACCAAGTTACGCAAAGAAGGTTTAAAAATAAGAGAAGACGAAAAGAAAGCAATGCGCGATCTTACAAAAGGTCAAAAAGAATTTAAAAAGGAACTTACTGAAACAGACAAGTTAGTTAAAAGCATAGAAAGCACATTGGCAACCAGCATGGCTAGCGCCATTGAAGGATTGATTGATGGCACGAAATCATTAAGTGAGTCTTTGTCTGGAGTGTTAAGGCAAATGGCTAGTTTGCTGTTAAATTTTGGCACAAAATCTTTGATAGGTGGAATATTTCCTTCAGCTAATGGCAATGTGTATGCCAACAACAAAATTGTTCCCTTTGCCTCTGGCGGCGTTGTAAACAAGCCAACCATTTTCCCCATGGCTAACGGCATGGGCCTGATGGGCGAGGCTGGCCCTGAGGCCATCATGCCTTTACGTCGTGGAGCCAACGGCAAGCTTGGCGTTGAAGCCTCTGGCGGTGGGGTCGGCAACGTGGTCGTGAACGTTGATGCTTCTGGGTCTAACGTAGAAGGTGACCAGTCAGATAGCAAGGCTCTTGGCTCTGCGATTGGTGCAGCCGTGCAGGCTGAATTAATCAAACAAAAACGACCTGGAGGTCTCCTAAGCTAATGGCTACTTTCCCAGACATTGAGGCAGACTACGGAGCAAGCAAGGCGGCACAGCCCAACGTGCGGATTGCTCAGTTTGGGTCTGGCTATTCTCAACGTACAGCGTTTGGCATCAACAACGATAAAAAGGTTTGGCAACTTAATTGGACAAATAGAACTGCAACTGAGGTCAACACTATTGAAGACTTTTTGGAAGCCAGAGCAGGAGTTGAGGATTTTGATTGGTCGCCCCCTGACGATACGGATACTTACAAGTGGATCTGTAGGTCTTGGACAAAAACGTTGCCTTACTCTAATTTGTTCAACATTACGGCAACATTCGAGCAGGTATTTGAAGCATGACAGTTCCACAATCAATTCAAGAACAGATTCAGTCTCTTGAGCCTTCAGCAATCATTGAGCTGTTTGAACTAAAACTAACCGAAGAAATTAATGGGACTAACCAGACTTTTTACTATCACGCTGGAACGAATGAGCTAAGTGCGAATGTTATTTTTAACGGCTTGACTTACGTGGCTTATCCGATTGAAGTTGATGGGTTTGAGTTGACGACAAAAGGCACGCTACCTAGACCGTCAATGAAAATTTCCAACGCGGACAGTGCTATCTCTGCATTGATTTTGCTCTTCAACCCATTGCAGGCAAAAGTTACGCGTATTAGGACATGCAAAAAGTTTCTTGATGCGGCTAACTTTTCTGGTGGCAATGCGACGGCTGACCCGTCTGCAAAGTTTGAAGATGAAATTTGGTACATCGACAGAGTGGCTAACGAAAACCCGGAGCTGGTTGAGTTTGAGTTAACTAGCAAGCTTGATTTGACAAATCTTGCGTTGCCACGTCGTCAAATTTTAGAGCACTGCCCTTGGCAGTACCGCGGCTCTGAATGCGGTTACATCGGAACGGCAAGCTTTGACCTCAATGACAACCCGGTTAGCTCGTCTGAAGATAATTGTGGCAAGCGTTATAGCAGTTGCGTGAAAAGGTTCCCGACAGGATTGCTGCCATTTGGAGGTTTCCCAGGTGCAAGACTTCAGACTTGAGGCTGAAGCCCATGCTGAAAAAGAATCACCCAAAGAAGCTTGTGGCCTTGTAGTCGCAGGCGTCTATATATCTTGCCGCAATATTGCCACTAATCCTGAGGAAGATTTTGTTTTAAATCCTGTTGATTACGCACGCGCTGCATTGACTGGAAAGATTGAAGCTATTGTGCATTCACATCCACAAGGCGGTCCGGCGAGCGAAGCTGATCTTGCAGCTTGTAAGCACACAAGACTGCCTTGGTACATTTATTCAATGCCTGATCGCCAATGGTTAACCACCAAACCCTGTTAGGCCGCCAGTGGCAATACGGGGTCAATGATTGCTTTACGTTGATTCGCGATTGGTTTGAGCTGCAGGGCATCAAGTTGCCTGACTTTTCCCGCCCAGACAACTTAGAGGTTTGCGACAGCATATTTTTAGAGCAGGCTGAAGCAATCGGGTTTGAGCAGGTTGCTTTTGAGCGGCGCAAGCCTGGAGATGTGTTAATCATGCGACTTGACACGCGAACACCGATGCACGCTGCAATTTTGCTGCCTGATGAGTTGATTCTTCACCAGCGGCAGGATTCATTGAGTGCGATTGAGCCGCTGCGGCGGTACTATGTCGAAAGCATTGCAGCAGTGTTTCGCTATGCAGCAGGTCGTCAGACTGCTGGGTGATCTAGGAGACCGGTACGGTGTTGAGCACACGTACTTCAACCTAAGAACGCCTGCGGACGCAATCAAGCTGTTGTGTATCAATTCGCCTGCGTTTCAAGAGGAGTTGACGCACGCGCATGAGCATGGCGTTGGCTATCGGTTAATTCAGGCTGGTACGGATTTAGATCTTGAAGATTTGCAGTTGCCGATCGGCAGCAACGATTTGATCTTGACGCCTGTCATCGCAGGTAGTGGTGGCACTACTCGCAAAATTCTTTTTGGTGCTGGCTTGATCGCAGCGTCGTTCCTTCTCCCTGGCGCTGGGATGTTTGGCACCGTAGGACTTTTAGGGCAGGCTGGAGTTGTTGGCATATCTACCAGCACAATGCTGACTTTGACCACTTTGGGCACTGCCATAAGCGCAATCGGTGCCAGCCTTGTCCTTGACGGTGTTTCGCAAATGTTGGCACCGCAGCCGACAATCCCAAAGCTTGGTGGTTTAAATAGATTAGGCAGTGGTGAATCTTCAAGCACTGATGGTCCGCAAGGTGTTGTACGGGGCACTGACGGTAGACAGTCATACGCTTACACAGGCGCTGCTAACACGGTCGGCGTAGGGGCAACCATTCCTGTTGCCTATGGCGAGGTTTTGATTGGCAGCCATTTGCTAAGTGCCAATGTTGATGTTGCAGACGAATCTGATCCGCTTAAAACAGCGATTAGAGATCCTGGCGTAAGTACGATACAAGTCGGAGGGGAGAAAATTGGTTTTGGCAGTTTTGAGAGTGCATCTGGCGTAAAAGTAAAACGCTCTAGAAAAACTTTGGGCAGCAGCAATAATCGTCAAAAAGTAGTCAACAGTTTTCTCGACTTGCGAGATGGCGAAATAGAAACGGAAGGTAGTATTAACGAAAGCACAAGTAGAAGAGACCGACTTGATTTTATTTTCGAGCTTCGCGATGGATTGTTTGATTTTGTGGATGCCCCTGGGTCGACTTTAGTTGATGGCTTTTTGACTTACAGAATCACACTTGAAAACAAAACAGGCGGCCCAAATCCAATTATTGCCACTTCTCAAGCAACGGTGCAAGGTTTACTAGCCAATGGCGATAACTACAAATGGATACACCGGATAGAGCATCCTGACGTTGAAGATGAAATTGCACCAACAATTGAAATAATAGACCACAGGGCAAACTCAAAATGTACGTTATTCTGGCAAGCGTATGGCTACGACCTTGGTTAAATCATGGCTCTAAATTCTACTTCTGTTATTAATTTTGTTGACCTGCTTTGCGAGGGCCCAATTGCTGGTTTAGTTAAGGCGGAACAGGGTATTTTCCTTGAGGAAACACCAATTAGAACTGGTGGAGACCGCAATTTTTTGAATCAAGATGTCTCGTATGACTTTAAACCTGGTGGTCGCACACAATCGGAGTTGGTTCAAGGTAAAAATGGGCAATCAACTATAACTGACGTAGGCGCAGAGCTTGGTAAAAACTACAGTGAGACGTTAAATGCAGAAAACGAAGTCACTGCCCGCGACTATGGGAGTGGAACAGTTGTAAGGCAAATTACAGATACAGAGGTTGAATCTTTTGAGCTGCTGTTAACTATTCCTCGCATGTTTTCAACAGCGCAGGAGGGGCTGGCAAAGGGGCAATTGTTTAACGGAGAGATTCAGGTTGCTGTTGACGTGCAGGCACGCGGTCGTGCATTTCAAAATGTTTACACCACTACAAAAACTGGCATCGCTGTTAGCAATTATCAATTTAAAACTCCACGCCTCAATCTTCCTGGCGAAGGACCATGGAATATTCGCGTCAGGAAAGTTAACTTAGGGGAAAACCATTTTGAGGTAAAGTTCAATAATTTTAGGGAGGTCGAAAAGAATATCCCGTTAGCCAACAGCAGAGCAAATCAAATTATATGGTCAAGCTTGATTGAAATTCAATCGTTGCGAACAGCTTATCCGTTTTGTGCTGTTGCAGGTCTTTCTTTGTCAACAAGGCAGTTTGGAAGTCTGCCGACTAGGGCCTACAAGATTCGTGGGAGAATTGTTCAAATACCTGCAAACGCTGCGGTTAGAAGCGACGGCAGCTTGACGTTTTCTGGTGCTTTCAACGGCAACCTCAAACAAGCGTGGACAAACTGCCCTGTTTGCTGTTGGTACGACATGGTTACAAACCCACGTTATGGGGCAGGCGATTTTGTGCAAGCTTCAAACCTTAGTTGGGTCGATCTGTATCCGCTTGCCCAATATGCAAATCAGCTTGTTACCAATCCTGATGGCACCACTGAGCCACGTTTTGCGTGCAACACAGTTATTTCATCGCAAGCTGAAGCGTTCAACGTTTTGCAGGATCTTGCCAGTGTGTTTCGCGGAATGCTTTTCTGGCAGTCAAATACAATTCAGGCAACTGCAGACCATGGCCGCTTAGATGGCTCTGGCATGACGCCAGTGCATTTGTACGCTAACAGCAATGTTATTAATGGAGCGTTTAACTATTCAGGTTCGTCACTAAAAACGCGCAGCACAAAGATCCGCGTTCGTTACAACGATCCGCAGAACTTTTATAAATCAAACTATGTTTGTGTTGAAAACTCTAGTTTAATTTCAAAGTACGGTTATCAAGAAAAAGAGATCGTTGCTTTTGGCGCTACGTCTAAGTTTCAAGCGCAACGTCTCGGACGGTGGATGCTTGCATCAGAAGAGCTTGATGGGGAAGTAGTTACCTTTACCACTGGTTTGCAAGGCGCTGTCGTGCAGCCTGGTCAAGTCTTTGCAGTGGCGGACGAGATGCGCCAAGGCGTGCGCCTTGCTGGTCGAGTTAGCAGTGCGACGACAACATCAATCACGGTTGATCAAAACATTGCGTTGCCTGCTGGCGGCGGTTACACCCTGACTTGCACTCTTGCTAATGGAAGCGTTGAGATAAAAACAATTGGCAGCGTTTCTGGCAACGTCATTAATACAGCATCATTTAGCTCTGCACCATTAGCGCAATCAATCTGGTCTCTTCAGGCGACGACCGTTGAGCAACAAGACTACCGTTGCCTAACTGTTTCTGATGGGGGCGACGGTACGTTCGCGATTGTAGGCGTCCAGTTTAATGACAGCATCTACAAAACAGCTGACGAGGGAACTGAGCTTGTTTTTGACGATGTCACGCTATTTAATGACGCGCCAGCAAAGCCGATATTGGTTACACTTACATTCAAAGAAGTCACGATTAGTCAAACAAAGACCAATCGAATGACGGTATCTTGGAGCCGTGGCCTTGATGGTGCGACATTTGGCTTTGAGATTCGATACAAGATAGGCAAAGGAAATTTCATCAGAGCTAATACTACAGACACAATTTTTGAGGTTGACGGATTACTTCCAGAGAAAGCAATTACTTTCCAGATTCGATCAGTTGGCGCACCATCTGTTAATAAAAAATCTGCTTGGGTTACTGTTACTGGGGTTGTGCCCGTACCGGATATTGATACTGATGGTGGTCCTGAAGATGATCCAGCTGTAGTCAGGCCGCCGACGCCTGCAGATGTCACGATCCAAGCGATTGAAGGCGATCAAGTGATTTTACGATGGAAAATCCCACCTACTGGGCAAAATACGGCTAATTTCTTAGCGATTATTCGTCATGCGCCGCAAATTGATGGCACGGGAGTATGGCCGAACAGCACATTGCTGCGTGATGTAAAAGCGCAAACCAACTCAGCCACACTGCCTTTAATTGAAGGCGAATATCTAATCAAGTTTCAAGGCGAGAACGGACAGCGCAGTTTGACTGCTGCTAGCGCAGTCATTGATTTGCCTAACAAGCTTCCACGGCTCAACCTTCAAGTGCGTCGTGAAGATACAGACTCACCGCCGTTTCAAGGCGACAGAGTTGATGTGTTTTTCAGCGATGAATACGATGGCTTAGTGCTAGATGGTAATGCGAAGGTTGACGATTTTGTTGACGTTGATTCACTGGCCCAAATTGATTTTGTCGGCACGCGTTTAGCGTCTGGCGAATATGTCTTTAAAGACGTGTTAGACCTTGGCGGTGTCTTTAGCGTTCTATTTACGCGAAAACTTACAACGCGTGGCCTGTATCCAGCAGACACGATTGATGACCGCGCAGAGTTGATTGACCGCTGGTCTGACTTCGACGGTACCCTTCCAGATGACACGTCTGCTGAGGTGTACTTCCGCACAAGCAATCAAGTGACGACAAATGAGGAGCTTTTGCTGGAAGATGGCGACTTTTTCTTGCTTGAAGATAATGACAAAATTCAAATGGAATCTGACATCGACTTTGGCCCGTGGATTCCGATGGAGTCAGGTCGCTTCACTGCCAGACAGTTTCAGTTCAAGTGCGAGCTGCTTTCTGACCACATTGACCAGACGCCTGTGGTTGATGAACTGGGCTTCACCATGCAGTTGGAGTTGCGAACAGAGAGCAGTCCAACCATCGCCTCAGGAGCTGGAGCGAAAGCAGTCACGTTCACAAATGGTTTCTACCAAGAGCCCAACATTGGCATTACGGCTTTCAATCTTGCTTCAGGGGATTACTATGTGGTGACATCCGCCTCTAGAACTGGATTCACGATTACGTTCTTTAACAGTAGTAACGCTGCTATTGACCGTAATTTCCAGTATCAAGCAGTCGGCTACGGCACTGAACAGACCTAAAAATGGCTCCCACTCACGACTATATTATTTCGAATCAAAGCGGTGCAAGCTTTAGATCCGACCTCAACAACGCACTAGCGGCAATCGTCAGTAATAACAGCAATTCAACGGCACCTGCCACGACTTATGCCTATCAGTGGTGGGCAGACACGACAGCAAATCAGTTGAAGCTGAGGAATTCAGCGAATAGCGACTGGATCGTAATCCAAGAGCTTGACGGCACGATGCTGATGCAAAACGGCACTGCTGCCGCTCCTGGTCTGGCATTTGCAGGCGATGTAGATACTGGTTTGTTTCGTCCTGCAGCAAATAAGTTAGGCATTGCCACAGGTGGTACTGAGCGGATCCACGTCGATGCAAGTGGCAACGTCGGCATTAACACGGGTAGTCCAGGGCAACTTCTTGACGTAGCTGGTGATAGCAACCCCCAAATCAAACTAAGTGCAACTAACACCGGAACCAATAGCCCCGGTCTATACTTCGATAATCAAGGGCAGCGTAACTGGCAAGTCTGGACGGATAGAGCTTCAGATCAGTTTAGAATTGGCAATAACGCTAGAGCAGCTACAAATTTAGCAATCACCTCCACCGGCAGAATCGGCATCGGATCGATTAATCCGGCAGAAAAGCTTGTTTTAGCAGACGTAGCTGCTAGTTCAGGATTTTCTGATACTGCTATCAGTATGATCCGTAGTAATTACGGTGGACGTATTGCTGGTTATCTAGATCAAGGCGTTGGTGGTGGAATTAAAATTGACACCATTGATAACGCTACCCCTACAGAGCGTATGCGTATCAACGGACAGGGCGATATTCTTATCCACCAAAATACAGTTTCAGATCCTGGGAGTGGCAATACCACAATTGGTGCTTGCTTTGACAAATCTAATACTGGAACAACACTATTGATTTCGCATGGTGATTCCGAACCTTTAAAGATCAATAGAAACAGCACTGGCGGTATCTTGTCTTTCAGAAGAGATGGCACTGAACGTGGTCAAGTCGTAGTGAACACCTCGTCTGTTTCATACAATACAAGTTCTGATTATCGTTTGAAAGAAAATGTTGTTGTTTTAGATGGAGCAATTAGTCGTGTTAAACAATTACTGCCTAAGCGTTTTAACTTTATTGAAGACTCTGATGTAACTGTTGATGGATTTATAGCTCACGAAGCTCAAACTGTTGTACCAGAAAGTGTTTCTGGAACGCAGGACGAGACGGAAGACATCGGCACACTTACTGAATGGGATGGAACCGTACTTAAAACTGATGTTGTTAAGCCTGCCGAATTAACTTGGGAAGATACGGTTACTGACGAGGACGGCAACGAAACTACTGAAACTCGAACTCGTACTTGGACGAAGACTAGCAACCAGCCTGTATATCAAGGTATCGACCAAGCTAAACTTGTTCCTTTGCTTACTGCTGCATTGCAAGAGGCAATCACTAAGATTGAAACTCTAGAAACTAAAGTTGCTGCCCTGGAGGCTGCCTAATGGCTGATCGCAAAATTTCAGCTCTATCAGCGCTGACATCACCTGCAACGGGTGATCTGTTGCCAATTGTTGACGTTTCAGAGGCTGCAAACGTCAACAAGAACAAGTCAATCACGCTGTCTACGTTATTCCGCACGCTCCCTGACGGTAGTGTTGGCTCCCCTTCTATCGGTTTCTTAAGTGATAATGGCACCGCAGGTATTTTCCGAACCGCCGCCAACGAGGTTGCATTCAGCAACAACTCAACTTTTACGGGCAAGTTCACTGCGGCGGGATTTCAGCTAGGCACTGGAACGGCTGCAGCGCAATTTCATCTGTTTAGCGGTGACACTACTGATCAAGTCATTATTGAAAACAGCGATGCGGGTTTAGATACTGCGCCTGATTTGGTGCTGTATCGCAAATCAGCATCACCTGCTGCTGACGACAACCTCGGCAATATTGAGTTTCGCGGCCAGTCTGATGCAGGCAACGCTCACGTTTACGGGCAGATCCTTTCTCAGATCAGCAATGCAGGCGACGGCAATGAGGATGGCATTCTTGATCTGATGTCGTCTGCTAGTGGAACCGTTGCAAGCCGCATCAGGTTGCGCGGTACCAATGTTGGCATCGGTGAGACAGCTCCAATTTTTCCGCTGCATCTGACCACGAGCCTGACCGGCACAGGAATACGTTCAGAATGCACTGCCAATGATTCTGCGTCTGGTGGAGACATCACCTTGTTTCACCGGCGTGGTGCATCCGGTGCAGGTCAAGACAATGACTTGCTAGGGACTGTTTTCTTCCGTGGCAAAAACGACGCCAGCACCCCAGAGGAAATTGATTATGCCTCTGTTGAGAGCAGCATCGTCGACGCAAGCGATGCCACTGAAGACGGGCGCTTGCGCTTAAAGGCTCGAACTGCTGGCACGTTGACGACCCAGCTTGAGATCAACGCCAACACTATCGGCTTCTTTGGTGCGACAGCTGCTATTCAGTCCACGCACGTTGCAGACATTACAACAACAGCAACGACTGGAACGTTGCCTACAGCTAGTGACACCAACACAATTGCGAATGCTGCCGCGCCAACCAATGCTGAGCTGTTGCAGTATTGCGTGACGCTTGAGGCAAAGGTTGAGGCGCTTCTAGCATTTGCTAGTGCTCATGGCCTGATGGCTTCTAGCTGATGCAAAAACCTGATCCAATGATCCCCTGTAAGCCAGGGGCAGAAGACACTGAGGCCATGGCGAATCGGGTGTCGTGGCTTGAGATGCTCTTCATGCTCGAAGGTCGTGACAAAGTAGACCATCCAAAGCGTGGTCTTTATACAGGGCTGCATAAAAAGCACTACTCAACGTTCCCTGGAACGGATGAAAACTGAGGAGCAGATTGAAAACCGTCCATTGACTGGCTCAGTTAATGTACTTATGGAACACGTTTTCCCTTCCAAACATGATCAAGTCTTTAATTGCGATTGGTGCAGCCGCTACGGCAGTTGCATTGGCACCAGTGTCTGCCCTCGCTGGCCCTTACCTAAACATTGAAAGCAACGCCGGTTTCGCTGGCGGTGACGGTGTAGACATGGATTACATCGGTTCTACAACTGATTTCCACATTGGCGTTGAAGGCGCTGGTGAAGACACTTCTTGGTATCTGCAAGCGGGACCGGCGCTGGTCCAGCCCGACAATGGCGAGGCTGATGTTGAGTTCTCCGGCAAAATTGGCGGCGCTGTTGCCATCACTGCTGATAAGAACCTCAACCTTTACGGCGAAGTCAGCTTCATCACTGTTGACGACTTTGACGCCGCTAACGTTGGCACCAAAATTGGTGTGAAGTATCTTTTCTGAGCTAGTCTCCAATAGGGAGACACACTGCCCCTTTCCTGTCCTCACACCAGGGAAGGGGATTTTCTTTGCAAATCTGATCGTGCAAAAGCTATTTAACGTAATGTCTGTCGCATCATTCACGATGTCAGCGGGCATATTGATTGGAACGGTGACGCTCTACACCCGCATTCCATCAATCACAAAGCACTATATGAGTGAGCTAAAGCTAGAGCTGACTCAGTTGGTGACTGACATGATTCCTGGTCAGATTGATGATGTGTTGCCTGAGCTTCCGACATCGACAGGGCCAGCAATCCCAGGCGGCATCAAGTCGCCATTCTGATTGAGTGCCTGAAATAAACGACATTGGTGTCAATGATGTAGGCGTGCCAGAGGTTCGCACTTGGTTAAATGACCCACCATCAGTGCCTAATGCTCCGCCGGTAACGCTTGAAATCGGCGTGCCAGTTATTGATTTGCCTGCTTTTAATCCTTTGGACTTTGAACCAGAGGTTCAGCCGCCAAAGATTACACCGCCAAAACCAAAGCAACCAAAGCCACCATCAACACCAGAAGTAAAACTTCCAAGGGTGCAGCTTGAAGAAAAAGAGCCGGTTGAAGCTGAAGAGGTGAAGCCCTTGATTCAACAGGTCGTCGAAGCAATACCAACAATCCCTCAAGCAACGACAGTGGCTGTGTCGTCTGTGATTGGTGTGTCAGCCGCGTTGGCGACACCATTTTTGCTGAAGTTGATCAAGCCAATCGTCAAAAAGGTAATGGTCAAGATTCAAAAAGCCTTAGGCCGCAAGGTCAAGGTTGAATCGGTTTGGCAGCGGAGGAGGCTGCAGCGGGCACTACGGAAATAGGATGTGTATGGGGCGTTGGATAGTTAATGACCACATCAGCGCAGACTTTTGCAAAAGGTGATTTAGGTGCAAAGCGAATCCCTTTAAGCATCAACTCGCCGCAATGCTTTAGGCGTGAAACCTCAAAGTCAAGCCTTCTGTTGGCTAGCGCCTGTTCTTGCAATTTAAGCTGCGTATCTACTGCGGCTTTACAACGTTCTTGCAATCCACCATCAAGTGGGATTGTCGCTTGTATTGATATGCCAGCGTTCCAGTTGTGATTGTCCTTTTGCCCTGTTCTTGTATTTTTAAAAAACAGCACGTCGCCGGGATTATCTAGCCTGCCGTCTTCGTCTAGATCGCTGATGTCATAAACGGGGTCCATATAAAAAGGTTCATACGGTAGGCCGAATGACTTGGTGCGGTTGGCGTAAGGCGTAATTGTTAGTGTTGGCCCTTGGCATTGAATGTTGCTGCCGTAACTATTAGTTATTGCCGAGCCTTGCAAGATCTGCACAGCCTGGTTGCTAACCGACCCAGATGATGTGGCAGTTGGAGATGCAGTTGCAGAAATGCCACCAATACCCTCAGCTTGGACTGGGGCGCAAAGGATTATTCCGAGAAGGTAGAGACTGTATCTGTAATGCTTGTAATTTCGGTGAGGCGTTGAATGGTCGTTTTTGTTTGAAGCCCTGGCCCATGCAGAGTCTGAACGAATTGAAACGGCTCTCCTTGATTGACGATTGACCAATTTGGCCCTTGTCCTAAAGAAGTCCATCCGTTAATCGTGGTGTTGGCAATAGGGTTGATAGGGCCATCAGGTTTGATGTTGTTGCCACTCGTGCTGTATTCATAGCCAGTGGCAAAGTCTTCACTGACGATCGTTTCAGTAACTTTGCTGGTGGTTTCTGTGTGGGAAGTAAGGCTTCCTTGCTTAAACGACGGCACGATTGGTACGGCGTTTGCCGCTGGAGCAAAAGCAAGCAACAGCAAAATCCAACGCATCAGTGTGCAGTGATAGAGAGAATCACTTGTCCTGTTGCACTGGTGCCAGCACTACCAGGAGTTAACTCAAGAACTCCAGCGTTTGTAATTGTTCCGGCTAGATCACCAGCGACCCCGCCCGCTTGCGTCAATGTGCTGCCAAGGGACGGCAAATTAGGTACAACGCCGTCTGTCACTGTGGTGGCGTCTTGGGTCGCATCTCCTTCGATATACGCTTCTGAATAACTAAAGCTAGCCCCATCATCAGTAAGGCTGTAAGCGGCAGGAGTAAAACCAACAGCTGAACCGGCAGTGAGGCTGCCAAGACCACCAACAGTGTCCAAAGTGATGCCAGAGCCAGAAACGCTGTAGTTTGAGCCAATTCTCGTTGCTTGGGATGCTGCTCCATCAACAGTCAGTTGAATTGATGATTGAATTTTGTGCGTAATGTCTGCCGAAGCAGGACTTACCGCAAAAAATGTTAGGCACGATACAAAAAGGAAACGTCTCATTTTGGCTTGGACGTAGTGGTTTCTTGCTTGATTGTAGGGTCTTCTTTTTTCTTGCCACCGCCATTAGTTTTTCGCTCAATACCGAACGAAGCCATAGATCCTGTAAGTAGCGAAGCTACGAAGGTGTTGTCCATTTTCATTTGAGGGAAAAATCCCAAATAAGAAACGGTGAGCAGCGTGGCGCTCCACAGCAAAACCATGCACTTAACAAAGTCAGCAATGGAGACCCCTTCCTTTTCGTTTTCTTCGTTGACTGAATCTGCCATGATGAGTACAAGCTAGAGGTCGAATGGTGGTAGAAATCTGGGCTGCTGTTGCTGGTGCGTCAATAGGCGTAGCCGCTTCTGGGATCAAAGGTGCCAACCGTGACAACCAGCATGGAAGGGATTCGTTGGTGCGTCTCACTTCAGCTGTCGATAATTTAGCGTCAAGAATGGATGTGCTCCATGCCGACCTGCGAGTAAGGGATCAAGAGCTATTCGCTCGAATCTCAGACTTAGAGCAGAATGTTGCAAGGCTTGAGGGTCACCAAAACCGCGTTTAGAATTTTTAAAACTGCAGGCTTCCGATGCTTCTGCTAATTCGACCAATCTTGTTCCGCTTTTTGCAGTCAAACGGCGTCAAGAAGTTGGTGGTTGATCTTTTGACCGCATACTGCAAAACCACTGACAATACCGTTGACGACAAGGTGGTGGATTTTGTCAAAGTCAACCTATTTCCAGGGACTCGCGTTGAGAAGTAAATGTGGCTGTGGGTTGTAGTTGTGGCTTTATCGTTGCTCCCCTTCTTTCAGTTTTTCAAAAAAGGCGATCCTTACCAGCTAGCTGCAATCGCAGAGCTGGAGAAGTCTATTGATCAAGAGTTGCTTGACGACGAGGCTGAATGGTTCCAGACCTGGAAGACCACCGGCATTACACAAGAGGTTTATGGGGTTCCGTATTACAGTCAGTTAGACAGCCTCACGGGTTACGGCTTTAGAGAATGCTTTGATGCGTCGGCGGCAATGGTTGCTGCGTTTTATCGAGCTGTAAACAGTCAAGATGCCTACAGGCAATTTCGCAGGAAGCATGGCGACACAACCGAAATCCATTCTCAAGTCGCTGCATTAAGGGCTCTTGGTTTGGATGCCGACTTTCGCAAGAATGTAAGGGTGGAGGATATTGAGATTGAAATTGATGCTGGCAGGCCGTTAATGGTCGGCTGGTTGCATAAAGGCGATTTTACTAAGGGCAAGCCTGCTGTTTGCGACACCGAAGGCTGTGGGCACTGGAGCGTAATCGTGGGATATAACAAAGACGAATTTATTGCCATGGACCCGATGGGATTGCCAGACATGGAGCGTGGCGGGCATAACACCAAGAGATCAGGCGAGCTGATCAGAATGTCACGTCCTGCTTTTTACCAACGCTTTTTGATTGAGGGTGAAGCAAGTGGCTGGGCTGTGTTTGTGGATCGATGAACTGGGGCTATATCAGTGCGTTCTGGACGACAGTCGTGATGAACTGCGTTCAACCTGTGAATTGGGAAGCTTGCCTGCCAGTGCATGAGTGGCTTTTCCCGGCTATAGGTGATTACATACGGTTCAAGACGGAGGAACCTTATGCTTCCGAAAAACGAGCCTTACGATCCATTCAAATGGATGATCGTTGAACAGAGTCTTGAAGAAGAGCTAACGCTTGAACGCAGTATTAGGGAGATTGAGGACTGCGGAGACATCAGCACGATGACTCAGTTGTGCGCCGCCATGGTTCGGCAACAAT